GAAAATGTTAAAACTGCATATGACCTTTGCCCATCGTCATCCTACATGGTTTATGATAGTTGTTACAAATACATGTATGACAAATACAACGATGTATATCGTTTTGTACCAATGAACGGTGACACTGCTGGACTTTGTGCATATACAGATGGTGTTGCTGACCCGTGGTATAGTCCTGCGGGATATAATAGAGGCGCTGTTCGTGGTGCAATTAAACTATCATATAATCCAATGAAATCTGAAAGAGATGTTCTCTATCGTGCAAGGATTAATCCGGTAGTTAATTTCCCCGGTCAAGGAGTAGTTTTATTTGGAGACAAGACTGCTCAAACAAAACCAAGTGCTTTTGACCGTATTAACGTGCGCCGGTTGTTCTTGGTTCTTGAAAAGGCAATCGCAACTGCTGCTAAGTACATGCTCTTTGAGTTCAACGATGAGTTTACACGGGCCCAATTCCGTAATATGGTTGAACCTTTCTTGAGAGATGTTCAAGGTCGCCGTGGTATTTTTGATTTCAAGGTTGTATGTGATAGTACAAATAACACACCAGAGGTTATTGATCGAAATGAGTTTATTGGAGATATGTACATTAAGCCTGCACGTTCAATCAATTTCATTACACTAAACTTCATCGCCGTGCGAACGGGTGTTGAGTTTAGTGAGGTAGGAGGTTAATCATGCCAAATATTGATGACTTTAAAGCTGCTCTTATCGGTGGTGGCGCTCGAGCTAATCAGTTTAGGGTAACAATTACAGAACCAACTGGGATTGGCGTTGGGCTTGTTCTTAATAGAACATCTTTATTGTGTAGTGCTGCAAATTTACCAGCAATGTCTCTTCCAAACATTTCAATTCCCTTCCGAGGCAGAACAATTAATATTGCTGGGGATAGAGAATTTGCTGATGCTTGGACAACTACTTTCTATAACGATACGGATTTTATGATTCGTAACGCAATGGAACGGTGGTCTAACGGCATTAATGATCTTGCTACTGGTAAAGGAGCTGTAAATCCTTCTGATTATCAAAGTGACCTTATGGTAGAACATTTAGATCGTGATGATACAGTATTAAAAAGTTATATTTTCAGAAGTGCTTGGCCTGAAGGCGTTACAGAAATTGCTCTTTCATCTGAAGCTTCAACTGCAATAGAAACTTTTGATGTAACTTGGAGATATCAAAGTTACGAGGCGTCAGGCGTTAATTTCTAATTTGAAACCTACTAAATAGTAATAACTGGTAGGGAGTTATTATGGCCGAACTTTTTGGTTTCACAATACAGAGATCATCTAAGGAAAGGGATGGAGAAAAAACATTCTCCATTCCAACTCCTGATGATGGTACTGTCGATGTTGCCGGTGGTGGTTTCTTTGGGCAAATTCTTGATACAGACGGTAGAGAACGATCTGATTTAGATTTAATCAAACGATATCGTGATATTGCTCAACAGGCTGAATGTGATACTGCTATTGAAGATATTGTAAATGAAGGTATTGTTTCTAATCAAAATGATCAAGCAATAGAAATTTCTTTAGACCGTTTACATTACCCAGATAAAATCAAAAGAAAAATCAGGACAGAATTTGATGAAGTTTTGCGTTTGCTTAACTTTGAACAGAAAGGTCATGATATCTTTAGGCGTTGGTATGTAGATGGTAGGATTTTTTATCATAAGGTTATAGACACCAAAAATCCAAGAAAAGGTATTACTGAATTAAGATATATTGATGCAACTAAAATTAAGAAAGTTAGAGAAGTTCAGAAAAAAGTTGATCCTAAACATCAAGGAGTTGAAGTAGCTGAGAAAATTGATGAATATTTTGTATATAATGAAAAAGGTTTGACGGGGCCCGGCGGTGTTGGGTCTAATCAAGGAATAAAAATTGCACCTGATGCTATTACTTACGTTCCCTCTGGTTTGATTGAAGGTAATGGTGGACGAGTACTTTCCTATCTACACAAAGCAATAAAACCTGTCAATCAATTGCGTATGATTGAAGATGCGCTTGTTATCTATCGTATCTCCCGAGCACCAGAACGTCGCATTTTTTATATCGATGTTGGTAATCTCCCAAAAATTAAGGCAGAACAATATCTTAAAGATGTAATGAATCGTTATCGTAACAAACTTGTGTATGATGCTAATACAGGAGAGATTCGTGACGATAGGAATCATATGAGCATGTTGGAAGATTTTTGGCTTCCACGCCGAGAAGGTGGTAGAGGTACAGAAATTACGACTTTGCCGGGTGGTTCTAATCTTGGCGAGATTGATGATATTCAATATTTCCGTACAAAATTATATCGTTCACTTAATGTGCCGATATCAAGACTTGAAGCAGAGAGTGGATTTAGTCTTGGTCGTTCAACAGAAATAACAAGAGATGAACTTAAATTTACGAAGTTTGTACAACGTATTCGTAAAAAGTTTTCTCCAATATTTACTGACATTCTTAAAACACAATTGTTATTAAAGGGTATTATTGCTCCAGAAGATTGGCCAAAGATACAAGAACATATTCAATATGATTATCTTGCTGACGGTCATTTTGCAGAATTAAAGGATGCCGAACTTTTAGAGAATAGACTTAATCAATTACAGACAGTTGAAGCATATATTGGAACATTCTTCAGTAAAGAGTATGTATTGAAGAAAGTATTACGCATGAATGATACAGAAATTCAAGAAATGCGTGATCAGATTAAGAAAGAGCTGGATACCGACCCATTGGATGGTGGAATTGTTGTACCGGCCGGTGGTGACGGTATTCAAAGAATTCCAGTTGGCCCTGATGGAATGCCATTAGACCCAGAAATGCCTGCTGATGATAGAGCAAAGATGGCTCTTGGTATACCACCAGAAGAAGAGGGGGGTGAAGCTCCGCCTGAAGAAGAACCAGTAGAAGATGATTTAGAAATTGATAAAGGGTTTCTTGTTAAGAATGGTTTGAAAGGAAGAAAAAAATGAGTAGAGAATTTGTAGACGCATTGTCTAAAGAAGATAATTTAGGAGCGGAAGCTGCTTTTAAATCTTCAATAATTTCAAAGGTTGGAGACAGTCTTGAACGAATAAGGAGAGATTTAGCAAATACTTTTGTGAAAACCATGAAAGTAAAAATTAGGGCAGAGGATTAGGATGTCCCAAAAATTTAATAATGTTTATACTTCCGTAATCGAAAAGGATGAGCATAAAAAATCTCGACAATATAAGAAACTTCCTCCCAAGATGAAGGATGCTGTTGATGAAATTTTCAAAAAAATGGATTCTAAACCTTCAGATTTCCTAAATAGTTTCGAGAAAAGTATAAAAGAAACATCAAAAAAATTTAAAGTTCCTGAAAAGGATGTTATGAATTATTTTGAAAAAGAAATGTTGACAATCTAGGAGTAAATAATGGCTTTTAAATTAATCAGACATTGTGGCGGAATTACTACTTCAACGACGACCGATGATGCTGCTCATGAACTGGATCTTACAACATTAACTCCAGGCGGAGCTTATAAAGTCAGTGAATATGCAGGCCAAGATTGTTGGGTCAGAATTACTAATGAAGGAACTGCTGTTACTGCTACAACTGGTCATTATTTAAGAGCAAATACTTCAATTGTTATAGTACCAGAAGAGCGTCCCTTATCAGTAAGTATTACTTCTGCAACGAATGCAAATCCTGCTGTTTTAAGTTGTAAAGAACACGGATTTGCAGCTGGTGATCAGGTTGCCATGTCAGATTGTAGTGTTGCAGCATGGAATAGTCTTATAACTGACGTAAATGTATCTTCTGTTACCGCAACAACAATTACTATTGCTCCTAATTCAACATCAACTGGAACTTTTACATCAGGAACGTTGCGTTCTAATTTTAATATTTCAGTAATGAATGAAACGGCGAGTTCTGATGCTGCTATTTATGTAGAAGAAATTGTACAAGGACACCCAGGCTTATGAACACGGTAAAACTAATATCTGAAGCTGTAGAAGATGTAGAGTTTATCACCGAAGAAAAAACGGGAGGGGGTAAAAACTATAAAATTCGTGGTATTTTTATGCAGGCGGATGTAAAGAATCGTAACGGCCGTGTATATCCAATGGACATATTGAAAAAAGAAGTTACGAAATATAATAAGAATTTTATTCAACAAAATCGGGCATTTGGGGAACTGGGGCATCCAGACGGACCAACAGTCAATCTGGAAAGAGTGTCCCATATGATTACAAGTTTGACACCTGATGGCAAGAATTTTATTGGCGAAGCAAAAATCATGGAAACACCTATGGGAAAGATAGTTAAAAATTTAATGGATGAGGGTGCAAAACTAGGTGTTTCTTCTAGAGGTATGGGAAGTTTGAATCAAAAAGGCGGAGCCAATTATGTAAGAGATGATTTTTATCTCGCAACAGCTGCTGATATCGTAGCAGACCCATCCGCACCTAATGCTTTCGTAGAAGGTATTATGGAGGGGAAAGAGTGGGTTTGGAATAATGGATCACTTGTTGAAGCGCATGTTG